TATGGAGAATACATACAACCCCACTCCCTATGCCTAAATGTATGTATATATAATATGAACAATAGATTAAGACTAAACTTCGCGCTCGAAACTGCGGAAGAGCGCCTTAAATTTTTAGATTCTTATCTTCCGACTTTGAAGTTTACTCCTAATGAACATGAATTAGAAACTCTTTCAGATTATATTCTTTGGGGTAAAAACGAAAAAGGTTTAAATTCACAACAAGACGGCAACATTACTTTAAAAGAATGGGCGCCATCTCAAAATATAGAATCTCTTGAGGGATTAATGGAAATCCCTGGCTTTTAGGAAACAAAACTTAAGGAATTAAATACAACACATTATAAGACTAAAAGAATTGTATTTGATCGCAAGGCCGCACTTCAAAGTGCGACTCCTTATTTTAAAAAATTATATGAGAATTTATTTAGAGAAATAGATAGAACAGAACTTACGTTAAATTATTATGAGAATTTAATAAAGAAAAGAGATAAACCACCACGTGATTCACTTTTAAATCGCTTTACAGAAGAAGAACAAGAAGAACTTAGAGAGCGCGCGAGCAAACTTACGCCGCAAACCTATCTAAAGATGCGGCACTACTTAGTAGAGTTGCGCACAGAGCAATACTCCTATAGAGACGCTGCCGTATCTCCCATAATGCCGCGAGGCCAAACTATAGACGCGGCCGAGCCATTACGAATTGGAGCAGACGTAGAAGTGCGGCCGGCCGGTCTGTATAATACAACTCCGCTTTCAAAGAAAATATTTGCTGAGACTTTTATCCCATAGAGTTTTAACTAGAATGAACTACAAAAGATTAGCGACGAACTAAATAAAACCCCCAACTCTAGGATTATATTAGACTTTTGCGACCCCGGGCATCTTTTGGAGATTTATAAAAATATAGAGTATCTTTAGGAGGCCGCAGAGCAAGATCCAGACGAATTATCATCATCGGCCGCATCCATAGTGCGCACTTTAAGATATTATGAAGTTAGAGCTAAACTTAATGAAGTTCAAAGAGATGTTTTAAAATTAAAAATAAAAGGCACATCAAATATGCGCATAGCGGATATAATAAACGAGAAGTACGGCACATCATATAATGATAATTATATCTCTACTATTTATAGATAGAAAGTATTAGTTGCTATTAGCAAGGCTGCGCTTCTACATAAACGTATAATAGAAAACGTATTCTTTCCAGAGAACTTTAAAGTATGTAAAGACTGCGGCCGACCACTATTGCGCGACCCCGAAATCTTTACTCGATAGAAAAAAGCCAATGATGGATTCGCGCCTCGTTGTAAGGCTTGTGAAAAAAAGAGGAGAGCTAAATGACTACCAATGAAAAATTACTGCATTTAATTGGTGATATGGAACCAATTGAGTTTGCGGGCTTAGCTAAATTACTAGGTGTTGAATTAGTTAAGCCTTTAGATGATACTGATGATTTAATGAAGAAAGACCCAAAAGAAAAGAAACAATTAGAACCCCGAGACTTCTTAGACGTTTTAAACGACGTTATGTCAAAGTTCAGCACCCAAGGCCGCGCGCGAAAACGTGAAATTTTAAGACTAGTGGAAAAGTCCAACTCTAAAAAGAGGAAGAAAAATGCCGGTAATTCCTAAGATTCCACGCTCTGGTACTAACGAGACTAAAAAATGTACACAATGCGGCCGAGTGCTCATGAGTTCAGCTTACTCTCAAACCCACAACAAATTTTATCCAGATGGTTATCTCCCAGTCTGTAACGAATGTATCTCTACATGGATAGAGGACGGGGATGGTAACTGGGAAACCATTGATAAAATTTGCCGTTGGGCAGATATTCCCTTTATTGTAAAAGAGTGGGATAGAGTCAGTAAGATTACTTTACCAACAGAAACTTGGGGCACATATGCAAAAATATTCGCGGCTCAAGAGTACGAAAGTATTGGTTGGGCCGACTATTATAGACAATATAAAAAACTAAAAGAAGTTGGACTAATAGAAGAAGAAATTCCCGAAGTGCGCGAGAAGCGCTATGCTGACCTACGTCGCAAATGGGGAGAAAACTACGACGACGATGATCTAAATCACTTAGAAGATTTATACCGCGGCCTTTTGAATACCCAAAACGTCACTGGCGCGCTATAGATTGACCAAGCGCAAAAACTTTGTAAACTTTCTTTAGAGATTGATAATCGAATCCGCGCGGGCGACAAAGAAGTAGATAAGTTTATGTCCTCTTATGATAAAATCATTAAGAGCGCAGACTTCACCCCAAAGAACGCAAAAAACGCGACCGACTTTGATTCTTTCGCGGAAGTTGGTTACTGGCTTGAAAAACATGGAAAAATTAATAAATTCTATGATAACACAACTAGAGATGTAATTGACGAAGCTTTAAAGAATATTGAAAATTATAACCAGCGCCTTTATATTAACGAAGGCGGCATTGGTGATGAGATTACCCAACGACTGCGCGCCCTCAACGCAGCAAACGCGCTTGAGCATGACGATGGCCTCTACAATATTCAACCAGACTTTAATCCAGATGAATATGATAATGAGGCCTATGTACTGGACGAACAAGAAGAATTTGACCCAGGCGGTGATGATACATGGGTATAATTCAACTTACCGATCCCGAATCTCTACAATTTAATGCACAAGACAAATTATACCATGATGGCATTGAATTAGAAAAAGGTGTTGTTATAACACCTTACTTTTTAGAAAAGAATTAGGATTTTCTTTAGGAGTGTTTTTAGATATTCGCGGCTTATCCCGACATCTTTCTCGACTTAATTACTCCAGTTAATTCTAACTTTACTTTATTCCCATATCAACGCATATTCTTGCGCGCGTGCATGAGATATACTTCAATCTATATTACCGCGGCCCGTGCTACATCTAAAACTTTTCTTTCTATACTTGCAAAATACTTACAATGTATCTTTTTACCGAACCATGTTGGCTCAATTGTAGCACCAAACAAAGGCCAGGCCGCGAAAATCAGTAAGCAAAAAATCCAAGAGATTTGGCGCATTTGGCCGCTTCTTAAAAATGAGTTAGAGCCAGGCACAAATGATGGCGTCCATGCTAACTTTGGTAAAGACTATATTGAACTCTTTTTCCGAAATGGCGCGCGGCTTACCGTTGTTGGCGCTTTAGACTCTGACCGTGGTCTTCGTACCCACGCGACTCTTATAGACGAGGCGCGCGACCAAGATGGAGACGCAATTGCGGAAATCGTTCTGCCGCAAATGAACGTATCTCGCCGCATGGAAAATGGACTTGTAAATCCATATGAAAAAATAAATACCTAGGTTATCTACGCTACATCAGCTGGAACTAAGGCTTCTTTTGCGTATGAAGCTTTACTTGATACTTTCGAAAAAGCAATTATTGACCCAAGCTCTAGTTTCTGTATTGGCTTAGACTATCGTATCCCTGCTATGCATGGACTTATCGATCCCAAATACGTTCAAAGTCTAAAACTTTCTCCGTCTTATAATGAAAATACATTTGCGGCCGAGTATCTCGGAGTATGGCTTGGCGGCAGCGATGAGTCTTGGTTTGACTATTCAAAACTAAGCAAATATAGAAAAATAAAAAATCCTGAATGGAAGCAAAAATTTGTAGGGGATAAAAACGTTTTCTACTTAATTTCAGTAGACGTGGGTAGACTACACGATCAAACCGTAGCCACCATATTCCGGATTAATATACGTGATAATAAATACTATGCAACGCTTGTTAATTTATTTGTCCTCGGCCGCCGAGCTGAAAGTAAAACTTTCACACAGCAAGCAATCGACTTAAAAAAACTAATGCAAATCTACCAACCAAAAGAGGTAGTAATTGACTGTAATGGCTTAGGTGTAGGTCTTGCTGATGAAATGATTCGGTCACAAATGGATGAATATGGTAACGAACTGCCGGCCTTTGGCTTTTTTAACAATGATGACTACAAAAAAGTCTAGCCGAAAGACGCACCATAGCTTCTCTATTCTTTAAAGGCTAACGGGCCTCTAAAATCAAAAATTCATGGTAACGTATATTCAAGAATCAATAGTGGTATGGTTCGTTTTCTCATTACAGAACAAGAGGCGCGAGCCTCTTTGTTAGCTACTAAGAGTGGCTAGAAAATGAAGACAGAAGAGCGTGTAAAACGTCTTATGCCCCATGAACTAACTACTAAATTATTTGAAGAAATGGCTAATTTGCGACTAAAGAAAAGTGGAATGGACATTGTTCTTGAGCAAATTAATTCTCGTTTTCCGGATGATAAATATTCTTCTTTTGCTTACGGGCTTTGGAGGATAAAAGAACTGGAAGAAGAGCATTATAAGAAAGTGGTTCGTAGAAACTTTGGATAGCCACGACAGCTTATTTTCTTCACTGGAGGGCAAACTTAATGGGAGAATCAATTGAAAGAAACATTGATTTATCTACTTTTAAAAAGAACTTTGATGAAATGGTTATTAAGAGTGAGAAAAACTGGAGAGACTCCCTAGGGTTTTCTTATCGTAATCGTAAACTCAAAGAGTATTCTAAAGAAGAAGTAGAGTCAATTATAAATAGTGGTTCTCTGTCTGCATAGCAAGCACTATCACGCAACTACTTTTATAAAGATAGTATCTATAGACGCATTATTATTTATTATGCTACTATTTTAAAATATATAGGAATTTTAATACCTAATCCAAGTGCGGGTAACTCTCTCTCCACCCCCTATATACTTAAACGATATAATGCGGCCTTGGACTATCTTGATAAAATTGGAGTGCCAGAGCTTTTAACAAAAATCTCTCTGCGCGCGTTGATAGATGGTTGCTATTACGGTATTCTTCAAAACGTAAGCAAAACTGAATTCGTTTTATTAGATTTACCGGCCGAATATTGCCGTTCTAATTTTAGAGACTTTCATGGGAATGATATTATTGAATTTAATGTTTTATACTTTAATTCAATAATAGATGAAGATGTAAGAAAATAGGCTTTAAAGGTTTATCCAAAACAGATAAGTGACCACTATCGCAGATATATAAAGAATTAGGTAAAGACACCTTGGGCGCGAATTTCAACTGACATAGGTTTATGTTTCTCTTTCTCTGATGATAATTGTCCTTTCTTTTTAGATTTAATTACTGCTACCATTGATTATGATGATGCGGTAGAAACTAATAAAGAGCGTGACTTAGAGGAGATAAGAAAAATTATCGTACAAAAAATACCTCATTTATCTGATGGTATGTTATTATTCGAGCCGCCAGAAGCTGAAGTAATGCACGCGGGCGCAGTTGGTATGATGAAAGGTAATAAAAACATTAGTGTTTTGACTACTTATGCCGATGTTGATTCTGTCGTTTCTAATACTGCTTCCGAAGCATCTACGAATGCACTAGAAAAGAGTTTACAAAATGTGTATGCTAATGCTGGAGTCAGTGGCCAGCTTTTTGCACCAACTGGTAGCTAGGCTTTGATGCTTTCCATTAAGAATGATATTTCATTTATGATGATATTAGGGAACAAATATTCACGCTTTTTAACTTTCATTGTAAATAGTCTTTTTTCGAATTCTAATATCTCTTTTAAATATACAATATTACCTATTTCTTATTATGATAGTAGTGATTATATTGTAGATTCCTTTAAGCTCGCGCAAAGTGGATATAGCTTCTTGCTGCCCGCACTTGCGCTTGGCATCACCCAAAAAGACTTAATTAATCTAAAGGATTTAGAAAATGACGCTTTAGATTTAACAAAAAAGTTATAGCCACTTACATCTGCTTATACATAGAGTGCTGGCACTGGAACTGGTAAGGTTGGTAGACCAGAACTCCCATTAGATTAGAAGTCTGAAAAGACTATTTAGAACGAACAATCATTAGATAATAATGGAGGCTCAAATGGATAAGACTTTATTTGAATTCCCCGTATAGGTTTACGGCGAATTAGAAAAGTATAATGAAGTTTTGAGCAAGGCCAGATGTAAAATCTTTTATAAGTACGCAAATAGAAACCGTACTTATATTACAGATGAATTCGCTGATAAATTATTAAGTTCACTTCCTTATGCGCCCGTTAAAGGTATATATGATGAAAATGACTATACTGACCACGGAATTGCAAGAAGTGAAGGTCGTGTTTATGGTATAGTTCCAGAAAATCCAAATATTTCTTGGGAAACTTTTGTTGACGATGATGGAGTTTCAAGAACTTATGCTTGCGCAGATGTATTGATTTTTACTGCTTTATATGAGGAAGCTAAAGATATTCTTGGTAAAGGTCAATCTATGGAATTATACCCACCTTCCTTAAAATACCATGAAGCAATCGTTGAAAATAAGCGTTATATCGTATTTGATGAAGGTTGCTTTTTAGGTTTATAGGTATTAGGTGACGATGTGGAACCTTGTTTTGAAGGGGCTTCATTCTATACATTATAGTCTACTATTGAGTATGCTATAAAAAAGATTAAAGAATATGGAGGTACAGAGATGCCTAAAAGAATTAACTTTAAACTCTCTGACGATGAAAAATTTAATGCTCT